TTGCCAAAAATGCAACCACTCCCGGTACAAAGGCTGACAGCCAAAATCAAGAGCTGAACTGCCTGACTTTGAGTCATACAAATACCCTTCGGCAAAGCAAACGACCGGTACCGGTCGTTTTATTTGGCAGTAACACTTAAAGGACCAGTAACGGTCGCCGAGCTCTACATTTTGGCGCGAAATACTCCGGAGACCGTTATCGGTCGACCCCATTTTGAACTTATAAAATTGGCAATAACGGCGACCGTAAACGGTCCCGCAAAAAAACAGTAAAACGTACCGGATCCGGTCGCTCGCGGTACGTTGCCAAAGCTGCACAGTCGATTCTATACTGTATGAATGGTTTGGTGCCATATATATAGGCGGTAAAGGAGCACAAATAGATGTTCAATGAATCAAACACGTTTATTTAATAAACATAATTATCATTGTAATATATCCAACAGGATAAACAACTGGATAAACATGATGAATGAAATATTTTAAGAACGAGACACACTGACACGTTTGCGCTTTGTTCTGCGCCTAGTAGATGGAGTTGTGGAAGCATAAGTATCTCTGAGACGTTTCCTATTAGTTGACAGCTTTCCCATTTGATACAGAAACTTGCGTCCCAAAGGTGTTTGATCCAAATCAGAACTGAATCTATCTGACAAATCAACTGTCCAAAAATGTAAATCTTTAAATGGGTCTGCAGGTGGCTTCTGTTGAGCGTCTTTAGGACAGATAGTAGCTAGTGATTTTATAAAGCGATAGGTGTCTTCTATGTTTTGTGGAGGTGCTGGTACAAAGGCTAACTGCCACTCATCCAAAATAGCTGAGTTCATAGCATTTATATGAGCTAAAATTTCAGCCTCCAGTGGAATCTTACACAGCTGCAAAATAAGCTCAACCTCCACTTCTTCTGTATGTCTCATAAAATGTCTGAAATGAGTTGACTTATATTTATATTGAGCACCCATAGGCTCATCTTCCTTATATACAGATAATATAAAATTTGTGTTATGTGTGTTATCCAAAAAGGTAACAAACAAGTTATTACCCCAACATATACCATTATTTTTACCTTGTGCCCTATGTAACCAAAAGGGTCTATTAAACAGCTGTGTTTCACTGGTTACCAGTGAGCCACTCGGCATTGGAAAATATGTGCTATTTCCTAAATTTAAGTCTGGTGGTGTACCTGTGTCTGGATGTACTATAAAGCGTCTGTGATCACCATTCACATCCTCAGGGATACTGTCGCCAACAGCTCCATCTTTACAAAACATATGTCTTGCATAGACTTGTTCACGTTTTCCAAAGAAAAACAAACGATCACCATAAACATCCTTAGTCATCTGAATAAAATCAGGCCACTTACAGATAGAGTTAATGATTTCTAAAGGAGCATCTGATCTACTCTCAGAAAATGTAGCAAAATTAACTGCCCCAAATCCTATATCACTCATATCGCCATCTTGTATAGGCGAATGTATAAGTTTGATAGGAGGGCACGTACCCTTTTGACCTGGGGGTTCACATGGTTCCCCCACATCCCAATGTTGCCCTAAGGCTGGAGCACAACCAACAATAAATAACTGATTTTGTTTAGGATCACAAGAAATATTCAGTCTGTTTTCAGTACTATTTCCAAAATTAGGATATGCACTTGGATTCTCAGTGTCTGTTTGTTTATCAAATAAAGGATGACCTGTTGTGCCAATTCCCAAAGGTCCGCCTCTATCAATTTCAATCCCATATAATCTCCATACTAAACGTTCCTTTTCTGGATTATAAATATCAGTATCAATTAGAGCAAATTTATTAGGATCTGGCAACTTCATTCGAAGAACTCTAAATTGATTTGCAGAAACCTTTGGAACCTGCACTGTAACATTATCATTAGAATCAACAATATCAAAATAGGGATGGCCTACTGTTAACAGTCTTTCAGTATTTGCATGAAAATAAATATCGGTAGGAATAACATATTCATCAGTAGAATACACTCTTGCAACGGGCTGAGCAGGAGGTAAATACAAGCGTCCAGAACTGGGCATCCATGTAGCCATCTGCAAAATTAAAACATATTGCGTTTTCGCTTTCGTCGTCGAAGAGAAGGATGTAAATCAAAATCATAATATTCTACATCTAGTGCGGCAGAAGGTCCAATAGGTATAGTAGGTGAAGGAATATTAATAGCTGAAGCATTGGTAATGAACTGAGATGTGCTTAGTACTTTGTCAGTGTTAGAAATAACATTAAATGTTATGCCAGATGGTAAAGTAGGTATTTCTAGGTCTTCCGTCACTGATGTGCCAGCAGTTATAAGCAACTGACTGTTTCTAAAATCTTCCTGCAATGTATCTAGTAAATCTATATCCTCAAAGCCATTAACTGGTAACTCAAAAGGATCTATAAAAGATGATACTGCTAATTCATCTACTATGGTAGATTCATTACTTGTTTGGCCTAAAGTAGATAGCTCTATTGTGTCTTTAGCTATAGGACTAAAATCATAGTAGACATGTACTCTTTGTCCTATTTCTAAGCCACTTCTGGTTGTCATACCAGGTTTTCTAAGCAGCCGGCTAGCTCTTACTGTGCCTGTTGGTGTGGCTGACAAACGAGGGCTACCCTCCATTTGACCTTGTGCTGAAATAGCTTCTACATCCTCCTCAAAAATATCTCTGACATCAGCATCAAAGGCGGGATTTTCAAACTGGGACACTGAAGGGCGGAGAGATAGACCAACAATATCTGGGCGTCTTGTAGGAGCTTGTTGTACATATCTATTGTACAAATCTCGCGCCCTAGTAACTGCTCGACTTGTGATTGGTGTACTTTCTCGCGGGCCAGCATCAATTTCAAACTGTGCCATCTCATTTATTCTTTCCAGTTCTATATATTCTGGATCACCTATATTATATCCATCAAACATTGGATTAACAAACACATTGACATCAGCATCTGTGTGTGATGCCCTAGACAAACTAGGCTCAGTGGTGTGAGTGACGCTAGTGTCAAGCAATATGCGTTTAGGGGGTGGAGGGGGCGTTTGAATATCAATAACACTTGTGTCAGCTGTTTCAGGAATAAGATTTGGATGCTCTCCTATACCAATCACCTCTGATGTTGGATCAATAGTGGTCGTTACATTAACTATTGTGGAATCTAGGCCTGGACCTGCACCTGGTGTGTCTATAATGCCTGTTTCTGGTAGACCCTCAGATAAAGGGACAATAGCTGGTGCATCAGGCCCTATAGGAAGGATGTCTGCTGGACCCACTACATCCACTGTCGGTATTGAAGGTCTTGCTGGAGCAACAGATGTCTCAATAGGACGTGTACCTTGGGCCCCCTCGAAAGGTCTATACCCAAAGCTACCACCACTTCCCCTACCTGTACCGATCCCTAATCCACCAAAATAAACAATACTGCTAAATACTTTTAACAGTGTATCAGCCCATGTTGAGCCTTCAACTTTATTTTTAACATCAGTAGGACAGTCGCCACCTTGTGCACATGAACGGTATATATCTTGTACAGATGCTCTAGGACGTCTACGGGCGCGCTGCATGTTAAAGGGAATCTAAAGAACCTAAAGACATAGAAACACCTTTTGGGATGTGTACAGTTGCAATAAAAGCTGATCTTTGAGAGAGATCTCTAAATGCCACCATTAATCTACTTTCTACTTCGTCTGCATTATTATTGCCAACCCATTTGTATACAGTAGTAATAGCAGTAAATAAATCTTTGTATTTTATTTTAAATCTATTTCTCCAACATTTTAGACTGTTAGCACCACCTTTTAATTGAATTATTGGCGGATCCCTAGCTTCTTCTTTAAGGCGTTCAATTCTTCCGAGACCTGTTCGTTGTACAGATCGATGACTTCCTCCAACTTCTTCAGGAGAGATGTAATCAGCTGTTCCGTCAGTTTGAGCTCCTCGTCGTCTCTTATTACGGGGGGGAGATTCTCTTTGTTCTCCTCCTCGTCGTCGTCGTCTACCGTGCCTCGTGGTAGAGCTAGGGCTTCCCTCCTGCGAGCCAGGCGTTCTTCTTCTGTTGTCTTTTTCTTTGGATGTGGAGAGGGAGGTGGAAGGTTCCCCGGTGGTGGTGTCCTCTTGGGTGTCAGAAATAGACTTCCTGGAAGAGCTAGTAACAAAGGGCAAAATTTGTTCATTGTCATAATTAACAGTCCATGTACCAGTTTTTCCATATCTAAAAGCATCTTTTTCAAATAATATAAAATAGTTTCTAGTCCCATCCAGTTCGGTAAAAAACAATCCATTGTAATCAACTTCCCCTTTAACTTTATGCCACTCATCTTTTTCATCTTGATAATAAATGTCTCTCCAATTTATGTATGGAAACGCGTTTTGTTTATCACTGTCAAACCACACCTCAACTTCAAAACTATGTTTTTTTAAACAGTTTCTGGGTGGCGAATTGAAACGATCTGCGCTGCAATCGGCAAACGTCCACTGTTCAGATGCATACTTGGATTTAGCCAAACTTTCCAATATTAATATCATTTTGATAGCGGTTTTAGCGTGGTTTTCTGAAATTTTTAGAGGTGGTATGTATTGTAAACCTAGTCTATCATACCCCTCTTTTCTTGTATAATATTGTAGAACTCCTTCTTTTCTAAGTAATTGATAATGTGTTATTTGTGATTTTAAATCTGTTGGATTAGTTTCATATAGAGTCATCAACTCGGTTTGCAGTGCATCTAAACGCTCTCTCAGGTCGTTCTGGTTCATTTTCGACGTCCTCTTGGAGGTCTAACTGTTTGGAAAGCTTAAGAAAAAAAGATTTCCATGTTGCATCAGTCAATTTATAAATTGGATTTCCTTCATTATCTAATGGTAGTTTATTAGGAAACTCAAATGATGTGATTCTACTATGTAAATATTTTAAGGATTCATCCTTATGCAAATCTATATTACTAGTAATAAAAAATGGAGGTAATTTACATTGCTGTGGTGCTCTATGTTTAGCATCTATACAGATACAATTGCCATCTAATGCATTTCTCATGTTAACATCTATAAATGTCCAGCATGGATGTGTAGCATCGTCTAAAAATCCAATTTTACATTCTAACATTGGTTGTAACCAGAAGTTTGAACATTTATTCATAAATGAGACCACTTTACCCCTTAAAAATGATACTAACGAATAACAAAAATATGATTTTCCTGTATCAGGAGGCCCATAAATTAATATACAATGTTTCTTAGGCACACCTTTAAACATAAAACGCAAAGCAGTTAAAAATGAAATAATATTTACATTTTGGAATTTCAACAAATTCGCAATTTCTTTCCAATCTCCATCTTTTTCACATTCTCTACAGCATTTAAACACCCATTCTGCCATACTCATGTTTTTCATTTCTTGTCTTAGATATAATTTAACCATTGAACTACAATCTCTTACAAACTTAACCTGGTTATTACTTTTTAGAAAAGCAGCTGCATTTGAATCTTCATCTGCTAATAAGGCATAATAATAAGCGATTGCACTTTCTTCTGTCACATTATTATCATATGCCCATTGAACCATTTTAGACAATTCAAATGATTCTGCTTGAGAAGCTATTTGATGGTTCAATTGTGTTAATTTAGCTACCCATGTTGGCAATTGCCCATACTTAAATACATTTGGTGTTATTCCCTGCTTATAAAAGTATAAAGCAGCAGCAACACTTCTACTTTTTGGAGGGTCGCATATTAATTGAAATTCTTGTACATTTAATAATGAACAAAATAATTTTAAAACAGTTTCTCTATTTTTTGCATGTTTAAACTGCAGTAAATACAAAACTGAAAAATTAAAACAAATACATTGTATGAATTCACAGTGTTGCTGTAATAACACTTTAGAGCCTTCTATTACTTCTGTCGCAGCTGCAAAAGCTGAAACTACCCAGTTTTCACTAGTTGATTTATCACTTTTAAAGGTTCGCGTAATTTCTGAATATGGTACCCCATAGAAGTCTTCAAATTTTGAAAGTAACTTAGCTTTCTTATTACTACTAAGAAATATTTCTTTGCACGCCGCCTCTACACTAAGTCTCTCGCCGCCATTATGACTATGCTCTGTCTCTACCTGCACAGAAATATTTGTAGCTTCATCTTCTATTATTCCACTGTCCTCCTCGAAAAGTCTCCTTTTGCTGCTGATTGTTCTGTCTGGTGATATTCTTATTGCTTCCAAACGAGGACTAAGAGCAGCAACTGTAGGTTCCGTAGAACTTTTTTTGTACTTTCGTTTTAACTCAGCAATAGCCCTGTTACATTCCTCGTTTACCTGCTCGTTGAATAATGCCAGGGAATTTCCCTGATCTGTTTCATCCACATCATCGTCTATTAAATTAGAAATATTTGAACATTCTGGACTGAGATCGAATAACTCCTCATAAGTATCAATACTATCAATACAATCAGCTTCATCATGTATCAGCCACGAATTTCCAGAAACATTAAACTTATCAGTACCTTTAGTGAGATCTGCCATTTTGGAGATTTTGTCTGGTGCAGCTGGGGCAGACGATGGTGAGATCCTTTAGAAGCAATTGCTGGAGCAAATATACTGCTCCGTCAGATGCTACCACAGAAAGCCTGACTCCACGATTACAATAAAAACAATAGCTGTCAACTCTATAAGGTGACAATAACTCCTCCTCTGGAGTGTCATCAATGGATAATGATGACTCCTCACAAAGCAAAGGTGCAGGCAAAACAAGGTCTTCTACATTTTCTTGTAGAACAATATCATTTAAAGTACACTCTTTGCCCATCATATTTACAGCCACAGTTCTCTATTTAAACAGCGTCTGCAAGGAGCTCTCCAATGCCCTCTAACTAAACAAGCTGGTTTCTTTCTGGCAATAAGATCACATTTAGTAGGCAAATCAACCAAAGCTAAACAAAAATAGCATCTGATAATAATATCCTCCAATGGCTTGTTTAACAATCCACTCAGATTTTCCACTTCACAAGCACACTGAAAATAATTCTCAGTTTCATATCTTGCACTCAAGCACAAACATTTTAAACAGCAGGCGTGACATATATTATTTTTCCAGACCAACGAAAGATGCTTTTCAAAGAATTCTGCTAATTCTGTTAGGCTAAGCCATGACCCACAGAAAATACATTTTAATTTTAAACAGAAAAAAGATATCCCAAATGTATCGCAGTACACATCCAACGAGGTAGGAAATTGCTGATCCATCAGAGTGTTTGAATTGCTAGATTCTCTGTGAATTTATAGACCGAAGGCGGTCTTAAGTTTTGGAAATATTTCTTATTGTTGTTAACAATTATCACC